CAGGGTTCGGGCCAAACGACAAATGCGGCAAGGTCTTCGGGGCAGGTGTCGTGGAATAGTATGTCCACCGCAAATTCGGGGCGGGTCTTGATGCAGTTTCCTTCCGCATCGGTAGCGGCGCAGAGGTGTCCGAGCGGCACGGCGAAGTCCAGCGGTTGCAGGGATGCGAGCAACTTGTCAGCGGTGGCCCCGTCGGGGAAGGCGAACTTGCGGAAGGTGGCCATCTTAGGGGGTTGTCAGCGTTGCGAGTTCGGCGTTGGTGAGGCGGGTGGTGTAGAGGGCGGCGGCACGCACTCTTTGGTCTTGAATGAAGGAATCGTTTGGCCTTGCAAATGCCAACTTATTCATATTGACGGGAACGCCTCCCGTCACATCTGTTAAGGTTTGAACTACCCCATCAATGTAAAGAGTGTAATCGTTTAGTTTATAGGCAAATGCTACCTTGTAAAATTGACCCAAATTCAAGGCATTTATAGATGAGGTTGTTATTACTTGAGAATTAGACACTAAAGCAATCGCCCCCAATTTTCCGTCCGAATTTGTTTGAATGCGAATTGCCTCACCATTAACGCCTCCACTTGAAATTGAAAATAATTCTTTGTTTGCGCTATAAACTGCGACCTCCATATAAATCGTCCCCTCCGTCTGCCCGATGGACCCGCTGACCGCTCCCGTGACCGAGATGACATCTGCGCTTCGGCTACCCGTTCCTGCGGTGGTGGGGATGTAGGAGGTGGCTACCGAGCCTGTTTCAAATTGTGCGCCCCAAGCAAAGAATGTGCGAGTTGCGGTTGGTGCATCAAATCCAATTTCCGAACTTGCACTCCCTGCCGAAGCCCCAAGGGTGAATGTAACACGCACACGATACCATCCGTTGCCGTAATTTTCTATACCTGTGCTTATTGCACTTATACCTCCACCACCTGACGATGTTGTTACTGTGCCTGCATTTATGTTAATAATAGCAATTGCTTGGGCAGCATTTGGTGATGCGGTGTTGTTATTAAAGTAAAATCTAAATGTATCACCCGATGCAACGGTGTCATTTTTAACAAAGCAAGATGCGGTATAAGTTGTTGAATTGCTTGTTGCAATTACTTGCCTGATATACCCACCATTACTTGTAATTGAAATCCTATCAGCGGTCAGGGTGTTGTCGGGCGATGTCGCTTGATTTGCGGTACGAGTAGTGTTTATGACACTCCAAGTTGTCGTAAAGTCCTGACTTTGCAAGCAGGTGTTCTGCGCACTCGGCTCCACGAGCAATGCAGGGCAGCCAGCCGTTCCTCCGCTTGTGTAGTAATCCAAGCGAGGAATCCCCGAAGCCACCGACTCAATCAAGCCACTTGCATTCACACGGGTCGCAGTTGTCGCACGGGTTACATTGAAGTCGCCCGATGCACCAAGGACCACACCGCCCGAAGTCGTTGCAACAGGGGTGTAGAGTTTGCCTGTCTTAAAGCGAGCAGGTACTAAAATCAGCGATGGTGTCGGCATTGTTAGAAGTTGAAGATTGCAGCGAATCGGACGAACAGGCAGCCATTCACGGCAGCCTCGGCAACGGTCGCCCCGTCAGCCGTAGCCCTTGCGTTGAACGCACCCCAAACCCCGGCAGCAAGTCCGCCGATGAGCATATTGGTCGGGTAGCCGTAGCCGTAGCCGATTAGCATCTTAGAGGAATGTGTAACCGATGACTGAACCTGCGCTTGGAGTGACGGCCGTAATCTTACCACCGTTGCGCCCGCTGATAACGATGCCAGCGGATATGGATGCTCCCGACAAGTTGTAAGCGGTTAGCAGGTTCTCACTTCCAGTTCCAGTAAGGGTTGTGAATGTGGCAGCAGCATTGACTATCAAGAAGTCGTAGTTCTTCCCAGTTACGGTTCCGTTGATAAACTCCATCGTACCGCCTTGGCCGAGCATTTGTTGCAGAATAGGTGTAGGCATTTTTTAGCGTTTAATTGTAAATGTCTTTTATGTGGGAATTTCACAAACCGAGTGAGAGTAAGGAATCTCAAAGGTCATCGTCGCCTGCCATCCTGCCGTGCGGTCATCCCGGCTCTCTACGAAGCGGGTAAGCGATACGCTGGATGAGAGGGTCCAGTCCTCGCTTGGGTCGTTTGTAAGCGACGATATGAAGTCCTGAGCTACCTGCAGTTGGTCGCTTAAGACCTCATCCTCGTTGTCCTGCCAACCCAGCGTAGGGCTGCCTGAAACCACTCCGCCCATCGGCTTAATGGATTCAACACGGTCAGAAAAGTAAACCCCAACCACCAAGTCCAAAGTACCAGCATCAGTACTTGCAGACTGAACGTCCGCAAACACGAGCGGATAGACGATGCGCTCACGGCTTGGGGTTCGCAGGTTGATGGTGTTGTCCGTGCCGATTGCAAGCGGGTCGCCCGTCCCGAAGGAGTTTACTTGCGGATGGTTGTTGGCAAGGTCCAGCAGGGCTTGCTTGATTTTTATCCAAGACATAGGCTTGTAGTTTCAGTATGTTTTTTTTGTGCGCTCCCATCGTTAGCAGTCGTTACACGCCCCGAATTGACCGTAGGGGTAGGGGTAGTCAAGGTTGCTGATTCCCATACGGAAACCACGCTCCAAGACCATTCCTGTGCGGTAGTTGGTAGCGTTCGGGTAGATGGTGTCAAGGGCCGATGGTGGAGAGTTCCAAAGCGGATAGGAATTGCGGTTCTCCATGAGGTATCGGGTAATGCGTTCGGAATACCACTCGGCATCGTTCTTGACCTTATCGGTCAGCCGGGTAATCTCTTCCATGCTCATTTGGCTGCTTTCCTCGCTCGTCCTGCGAACCATTCCTTTGTTCATGTACTTGAATGCAAGGACCATCGGCAACTCGTAGTAGAGCCATTGAATCATTGCTGGCTGGATGTAGTCCTCCAAGAGTGTTTGGTTCAGAACAGACGTTGAACCGCTGACCACTTGGCTGACGAGTTCCCCGTACAACGGAGAGCCAACGATGGGCTGAATCCGCATCTCTTGGACCTTGATGACCGTTGGGCGTATCTGCGTGTAACTGACGTTCTCGTTGATGATGCTATTGTCCAGTAGCGTTTCTTCGCTTATGAATAGTGCCTTCATGCCTTGCTGATTTTATTGCCTTTACGGATTACCAACTGCTGCTCCCATACGTGCCGGCATTGCGGCCTGTTCACTCCGCTGGGCGTGTGATACCAACCGCCTCTGCGATTCCATACCGAATATCCCATGATTGCAGAAATCCCGTCGATGTCCTCCCTCGTGTAAACCTTGCCCTGACCTGCTAAGTCCAACATGACCTTGCAGAACTCACGGCTGGAGCCTTTGTCTTTGTTGCTGAAACCTGTTGCCCAAGCGTACTTGTAGCGGACTTCAAGTACAGGCTCGGTTGCCTTCTTGCTCTCTGCGAGGTTTTCCTTGGCGATGTTGTCCACTGCCCTGCTGATGGGGTAGCGGTCCTTTGTGATTAGGTAAGCGACTCGCTTGGCGACCTTCGCCTTGCTGACTCCGAACTCCTTGGCCATTTCTTCAACCGATGCGTCCCGGTTCTTCTTGCGGTAGGCCTCAATCTTGAGGTCCAATTCTTTTTCTTCTTCGCCAAGTTCGGCAAAGGCCAAGCGGATATTCTCGTCGATGTTGGTGTCAAACCGCATCGGCTTGGAGTGCATGACATGGTAATCGTCGGCATGGCTTCCAAACTTGCTTGCAACCACTTCCAAGACCTTGAACTCTTCCTCGCCCCATCCGTAGTCCTCGTCGTCATCTTGGCCCCATTGAGGCTCGCTGAACTCTTGGGGCTGCACTCCGAGCATCGTGTCAATCTCTTGGGCTGACAAACCGAAGCCGGCTGATAGCATCGTCCGAGCCATCTCCAGCGTGATTTTGTCCTGCATATACTGCCTGACGATACGCATCAGGTTTTGGTACTCACGGCCCGATAGTTTCTTGATGTTCTCGTTTGATGCCAAGCCTTGCGGTGCAGTAGGTTCAGGGCTGACCTCTACGGCTGCAGTTGCTCCTGCAAGACCCGAACCCTCTGCCTTTGCAGGCAAGGACACCAAAGCCCTGATTTCGTTTGCTGACATAGATTCCAAGACCTTGTTGGCAACCAACGGAGAGAGCGAATTGATAGCCGTGATAACATCTTGGACGCTTGATTCGGTCTTGATTTCAATCGGTGGCAAGCCTGCTTTCTCACGCAGTTCTGCGGGGGTCATGGCTTGAAGGAGAGCCTGTTCGCTCAACTGCTCCGTGATGGGGTTGGTAGGGATTAACTCCATGCCTTCCACACCGTTGAAAGACCCCAAGTAGTTTATCATTCTTTCGACCTTCTGCACCCGGTCGTTGACGTAGGTCGCCTTGAATAGTTCGTAGGCCTCGACCAATTCGTTGCGTCCACCCAATTGGCCTTCGGTCTTGACCCCGAAAAGCATAGGGTTGGTAACTCGATGGGCGATAAAGATTTCCTGCTGGATGGCCTTGTTCAAGATTTCGAACTGCTTGTCCATGTCGCTCGGAGTGAGCGGTTCCAGCGTCGGGGCCTTTGCTGCATCGTCATTAAACGTAACCACGAAGCGACCAGCGTTGTCGGTTCCCGAAAACTTGCGTTTGATTTGCCTCTCGATGTCGCCCTGTTCTTCGGGTGTCGGGATGCCATTGTTGAAGTTGATTAAGTAACCACCCCAAAAGTTGTTGCGGAGGTTGTTGTTGTGGAAGTTCGCCACTTGCACGTCTGCCTCAATCCAAGCATTGCCCCCAATATATTCGGGGAGAGGATAGTGCTTCACGCCTGCTGCGTACACACGATAGTAGAACAACTGCTTTCCGATGCGGTTCTCGGTGTCAAAGGCAGGGATTTTCTCAATGTCCCCGACCTTCGGGAACAACTGCATCATGTCGTCGTTGTACCAGTCGGCTACCTGGAACATCTTCTCCTCCTTGTCAACCCTGATTTTCTCGAACGGGATGTGTTCCATCTTGGCGATGGTCCCAAGTTTGGACCAAGTAATCGCAACCGCAAACCCGTTGAAAATCTCCAAGTCAAGGACCAATTTCTCCGTGATATCGTTCAGGTCCTCCGTGCTTGACATTCCGTCGAAGAACTTGATGAACCGGGCCTCTTGCTCTACGGTCAGGTTGTCCCCTGCCTGCCATCCACCGCCCATGATGTAGTTTACCTTGCCGTTGACGATAGCGTTGTGCTTGCTTGACCGACGATAGTTGTCCAGCAGGTAGTAAGGATATTCGTTCGCAAAACCATAGGTTATGTACTTGCCGGAGCGGTTCTCCAGCATCACAGGAACCTTATGCTCTATCCCAAGCCATTGGGTGAAGTGCTGCGTTGACTTGCTCATAGCGTATGAACTGTGAATGAAAGGGCTGAAATCGTGATTGCATCGCCACTTGAAATTGCGTTGATGTAAATCGTGAACTCATCGTTGACCGCACCCGTAACGTAAGCCTCCGTGTAAACGGCATGGCCGTTCGTATGAGTTGTGGTGATGTCAGTCATTGACTGGTCTATCGGTGTGCCGTTCTTGGCGACGTAAACCTTGATTTGGTTGTTGTTGTTCTGCGACAAGACTATGGACGCAGCGATGCGAAGGGCCGCATTCGTTGTGCCGGTGTAGGTTATCGAGTTGGTAGTCCTTGTAAAATTATAGGTTGACAAAACGCCCGATTTCATCGCACTTGTCAACTTGACCCTTTGCCCTTGCGTTGGGGTGAAGGCCGTGTCGGTGTCAAGGTAAAGGTTCGCAAAACCCCTTTCCCGGTCAAGCGTTGCGGTGTCTGCGAGGTCATCAAATAGACCACCAACCCTTGTAGCGGTGTTGGCAGCGGCAACGGTTTCGTTGGCAATGGTCGCAGAACTCGCTTGAAGTTGCGCTCTTGTTTGTACGCTCATTAGTTAAAGGTTTGGTCAAAAGTTGGGTCGAATATGCCCCCGGCATAGACGCTATAATTGATTGTATTGGCGTAGGTGTTGAAGCCTATCGTTGCGGTTTGTATAAATGCCAAGCCCGTTTCAACGACCGCCAAAGCAGCGGCAACCGTGCTATTGGTATCGTAAACTTCATATTTATACGAGCCTGTTTCAAGCGACCCCACGGCAATCGAAAATTGGTCATAGCGGTTGGTATAGTTGGAAAGGTTGGCAGATTTCAGCAGGGTGAAATCGGTCGTGGTGTTCTTTGCGATGCTCGTGAGTCGCAAGATGTAGCGGTCCCCCGTGCCGGAACGCTCGGTCCAAGTAACCGTCAGGGTGTTGGTTGTGTCAGGGCTAATGTAAAGCATCTACCCCTAAATGTACCGACCGCCCTTATTTCACAATTTGCGCCCAATCTGCCTGTATAGTTCGGCCCGCTTCTTGGCGGTTTCGACCACATTAAACCGTGATTTTATGTCCCTCGTGAGGTTGTCAGCCAAGCCCTTACGAAGGTCGGGGTCAAGGATTAACTGCTTGATATACTTGTACCAGTCCTTGGGTTTGTTGTAAGGAACCAAGAACCCGTTCTCTCCGTGTTTGATTACGTCGGTGTAGGGGATGGTTTCGCTTGCGATGATGGCCTTGTTCATCCAGCCTGCCTCAACGACCTTCAACTCGGATTTGAGTTTGTTGAACTTGGTATCTCGAAGCGGTGCAAGGGTAACGTTCACGAAGTTGTAGCCCCCGACGTACGAGTAGATGTCAGCAGCCTGAATGCGTCCGTAGTTCGGATTATTCCCTTGGTCGCTGATTATCTTCTCGTAGCCTTCGTACACGGGATTGTTGTCGTTCCACCCTCCGAGATAGAGCCTGTACTTGCCATCCAAGTTTGCGTCCCAGCGTAACTTCTGCATCCCTTCTCGTAGCAGTTCCATGTCCTCGCCGTGCTGCGCCCCTCCGAACCAACCGAACTTGACGAGGTGCTTGTCGGGTTCTTCCTCCGGGTTGGGAATGAACTGCTGATAGGCTTCGTATGGCTCATTCTGCAAAATGCTCACATTCGCATTTAGAGGCCGTATGCGGGCAGCAAGATGCTCGGTGGTACAGGTAACCCAATCAGCCAATTTGATGTGCTTACGGATGACCTCTGCGAGTTTGGTTTGATGGTAGTGGCGGTACATGATGTGGCCACTCTCAAGGACCCAGTAGTCGTCCAAGTCAAGGATGACTTTGGCTCCGTATTGGGTCAATGCTTTGTAAACATTTTCGACTTGCTCCATCGTCCCTTGACACCACAAACGGCTGAACAGGAACAGGTCAATGGACTTCAACCCCTCGTCGCTAATCGTGGTGATGTTCTCAACGCAGACGTAATCGAACTCCGGGTAGTTGTCGCCCAAGTATGCGTTCGGCATTTCAAGGCGATAGAAACTGCACCCGGTTGGATGGGCGTTGTAAACGATGCAAATCTTCATGGCCGTAAAAATAAGAAGGGCAGCCATTGCTGACTGCCCCTCCCAAACCTCAGATGATGAAAACCTGATGCGAAGATACTACGAACCGAGTATCTGCGTAGTCGATGGTGTAAAGACTGTTGATGCGATTAGAAACATCGGGTCAGGCTCCATTCCGGAAAGCGTTATTTCGTAGCCGTTTCGGTCGCCAAAGGCAGTGCCACTTCCAGCGGTTCCAGCGGTTGCCTCAAGGCCATTTATAGCACCAAGCAACCAGTAACGACTATTGTTGTCTTGAACGATGACGATGACTTTACTACGAGCGAGCAAACGGAGTTCATTGCGTACTGCGACTTGCATTTTGTTGATGGTGAAGGTAACCTCCGGTGAGTAGAAGATTGTGCCATTCTCCATGCTTGCGTTCAAAGTTTCGGTCATGGATGACGTGGCTTTGGTCAAGTCGTATTCAAAAAAACCGCTTGCATTGTATCCGGTGAACCCCG